CTACTTCACCCTCACGAACTTGAGAGTCAGTCCAAACAGTGACCCAGACGGAAATCTCTTTGCCGTCCTTGCCCTTACGCTTCTCGACACCTTTGAAGCCATAGCCTGAGATTAGACGAGCGACTTCGAGTTCTGCTTTTACCTTCATTGTGTTGCCTTTCTGTGGTCACTATTTACGCAATCCAAATGCCCACAGGTAGGGACACCTTGAATTACTAGCTCACCATCTTCGTTTATTGGAGTAACCATATCCTCGGCATAGTTTCCTTGCCAAATCAAACAGTCACCGATTTTTGTTTGTTTTCTCGCACGGCAGGAGCCACAGGTTTCCGGTGGTTTCCTGGTCGTGTTTATCTCCCAGACTATTCCGCACCGGGGACATTGTTTTTCCACATTGGTCATCATAGACACTTTTTGCAAAGAGCAATGTTATTTCCGTGAGGGCATTTGGGGGCAGGTGCAGCCTGTTTCTCTAGCTCTTGCATCTCGGCTAGGAAAGAGTCGGTGAATCTTCTTTCTGCCTCTTTTTTACCTTGTGCCCTACTTGAGTTAGCCGACCCAAACCGCCAGGGCTGCTCCTTTGCTCGTTGCTGTTCTTGATTCATCCAACGCTGAAAAGCTAGCGACCAGTTCTTGTGTTTAGTGCCCTTGCCGAGATAGTAGAGCTTGAATTGCTCAATGTTGTAGGCGGGGTCAATGTCAGGCCACTTTGTTTTGAACATCTCTAAGAGCTCTTGGCTTGGCTCCCAGTCATCAGCTAAAGGCGTTTCTCGGCTAAAGGTTCTTTTTGGGTTATCTAACGGTTCGGGCGGTCTGGACACCGCCCCCCCTGCGGTCTGGACACCGCCCCCCGTTGCGGTCTCTAAGCCACCTGCGGTCTGTAGACCGCCCCCCTTCTTGCGGCGATGATTTGTGCTGCCATCGCAATCATCGGGACAGGTAATGGACAATTTATACAAGTTCGTAATTCCATCACGGCGAACTTCTGTCAATTCACCCAGTTCAATGAGCTCGTCAATGGCCCTTTGAACAGTCCTGCGATTTAGCCCACCAGCAAGCCTGCCGATTGTGTCGTGAGATGGGTAAGCACCATACTCGCCCTCAAAGTTTGCAATCGCAATCAAAACGAGGCGTGTCGAATAAGTTGCTTTTGAATGATAAAGACTAAGTGTCAATGCTGAGATGCTCACTTTTTATACCCCTTCAATTTTCTAAATGCGTCTATAAACCATTCAGATTTATAAGCTTCCACGCAGAGGGGACATTTTGTCAAATTAGGAGAGCCTTCGGAGTCAACCTTTGCAAACTGCATTGCCGCTGCAACGCTCATATTTGCTTCTGGAAATTGACCGTTGAAAGTGATAAATAATCTGCCATATTCTTTAGCAAATGTTTGATGGGTTTTGTCGGGTCCCCCATCGGGTTGCCCAGCTAGCCAGACCATATGGACATAGGGTGACTGCATAATTTTTATCCCGCCAACGCCTTGAATGTTATGAGTTGGTTTCTCGTATCTGATAGCAGCCGCCTCGGCATCGAGGGCCTCTTGGCGAGTATCGAAGTGCACAAAAGTGGCACTGGCTATTTCACCAAACCAAAAAGCATTACGCCTATGTTGTGATTGTCTTTTGACATTATCGCCAGTTATGCCAACATAAAGAAGCTGGCCTTCGCTATCAAAATAGCGGTAAAGTGTGGTTTTCAAACTATCTGCCTATCTGATGTGGCAGAATAGCTCTGCCAACAACCTAACTGTTGGTATTACAGGCAGGCTGTTCATCGCAGTCTGCCTGTTTCTATTGTAGCTCATCCTAGAAGACTGACTTTCTTCCAGGCCTCAATCGCTGTTTTATCTCTTGCCCCTCCGGCATAGCGACCAGCGTTGAAAAATAGTTTGAGCTCGTCTTGCTTTTCTTTTTCTTCTTTAGCCCTGCGTTCTTGCTCAAGAGCAGCACGCTCAGCCTTCATCTCTTCAACCTTGCGAGTCCAATAGCTCTCAGTGGCTAAAGCCTCTTCTCGCATCTTCTTGGCTAATTGTTCGATGTCCATTCTGTCCCCTTACTAAATCAGATAGCTGGGTGCTTCTGTTGCTACCCTGTCACCACCCTCGGTCAATTTATACCAAGTTAGATTCGGCGAGTCAAATACAGGGTTAGAAAAATCCTGCCAACTGCCCAGCTTGTGTCCAAATTCCCTGGCATCCGTAGCCGCCAGCGGGTCAGATTCCATCGCAAGGTTATAGCGAGCACAAACTGTGATGAGGTTGTCGTATCGGTCAAGCTCTCGTGAGCCGCCCATTCCCCGATTCCGTCTGTGATGGACCTGTAAAGCCTCGTCCGTCCCACAGTGATAGCAACGGTTATTGTCTCGGTCTAAGACCCTTTTTCTGACCCTGTCTGAAATAGCCATAAACGCCTCTCTAACGCCCTAAAAGTGTCGGGGACAGGTAGAGATACTCAAACAAACTGCAATGGTCTGTAATCGCCTCACAAGGCTGATTAGAGCCTTGTTTCCTGTCCCATAAGTTTCGCCTGCGTAGCCAGCACCATCGAGGCAGTTTCAATAGAGCGAACCTTTTGCTTGATTCGATTGAGCTCTGCCTTGCGTAGGTCTCGAGCTAGTCGCAGGTCTGCTGATTCTAACCGAGCAATCGCCTCTCGGTCTCGGACTGTTCCCTGGGCTTTTATGTAAGCCTTCTGCTCGGCGAGGTCGAGGTCATACTCAGCTTCGGCAAGAGACTTCTCAGCCTCAAATAATGCGTTCGAGCCTTTATGGTTTTCCTGTATCAGTTCCGCCAGTTGTCTCTGGATTTCCTGAATCATCTAATACCCCTAAAAGTAAATCTGTTAGTTCTTTATTCCAGAACTCAGTTTCTTGTTTTCTTCCCCTGTATCGAGCTATCAGATACGCCTCTTGAAGCTCCTGTATTTTGGCTTTCTGCAAATCGGTCAGCATAACCCTTTAGCCTTTCCAAGACTTCGGCAGGTGCGTTATTTGCTCTTGCCTGAGTGTATAAATCTCTGAGCTCCTCAATAGTTCCAAGAGTAGCAGCTCGCTCAAGGTAATCACCCTTGGCAACCTTAGACATTTCTTCTCGACTTGCTCGCTTGTTTCCTGAGTAGCCAGCGTTGGCTAGTGCTCTTCCGATTGAAGAGGTCTCTGCATTCTCAAGAGCCGAAGTCTGATTCGCACCTGCACTGCCATCAACTTCGAAAGCAAGACCGCTCGCCTTCGGGAGGTTATTAGCCTGGTCTCCTGCGGTGAGATAAACCTCACTGCGAACGACCCAAGTCGAAACAGAGCGGTCAGCAGCAGTTGTGAGGTTATGCGTGACAATACGACCATCGGGATTGTCTGTATAAAATCTCTTGATTCTTTGTTCGACTGTCTCATAATCATCTAGGTTGAACCTCGGCATCTATTTCCCTTTCCGCTTGTGAACTATCAAATAAGGTAGTCCATCTCTCTTTGCCTGTCTTGTAGCGATGCGAACTTTCTGTCCGTCAATCTCCATATAGGCGTGCTTTGCTTTACCCATTGCATCTAAGCACTGCGACTTGTAGTAACGCAACTCCTCAGCAGCTTTGTCGTAAGCCTCCTGAGCGTTTGCAAGTAGAAACAGCGAGTCAATCTCGACCTCTGTTTCCTCGATGTCAGGGTGCTGATAACGAACAGCCTCATAAGTAGACTCTGAGCCATCCCAAGCAGGCTTCTGGTCGGCGAATACGCACTGCATAAAGTCAATCGCTCTTTGACGCTGTGACTCAATCTCAAACTCGTCACGGTCTACCCAGATGTCATACCAAGTCATTCCTGCAACTGCCACGATGACAGCTCGCTTTAGGTCGAGGATGTCTAGATAGTGCTGCACCTGAGCAACATAACCAGCGGGAACACTCTCCCAGGTTTGTCTACCTGTCTTGACCTCAATCACAACCCACTCACCAGTCTCTCGATGACGAGCTAGTGCATCTGGGTTTGCGTGTCTGAACGGCAGGAGGTTGTCTTGGTAGGTTCCAGTTTGGAAGACCTCATACTCAGGGTGCTCTTCTTGCCACAGTTTTAGAATTGGCTCCTCGAAGGCTTTACCAAATCTGATTGCCCAGTTTTCTTCTACCGTGCCAGGAATCTTTCCTGTCTTGACTGCCCACAAAAAGTATGGGCTCTGAAAAGGATTGAGTCCGCAGATGGTGGAAATGTCCGAGCCACCTATGGACTGATTGCGAGCCTCGTGCCATTCTTCTGACCCTGCCTGAAAGACTCCGAGTAGTGTGCCGTTTCCGAATTGTTCTGGTGCGTGTATTTCTAACATAATCCGAGTTTGTCACAAGGGTCTGACTTTTATTTTGTAGACTGCCCGAATGGGTCATTTTGACGAAAAGCACTACCGCCTACTGAAGGCTATTCACGCCAACGGCGGTGCTGCGTGCGAAGACTTCCCGGAGCTCTTTTTCCCCGAAGATGTCGCCGAGCCTATGAAGAGGCAGCTTGCCATTCTGATTGCTAAGAGGCTTTGTAACGAGTGTCCAATAAAGGCGGAGTGTTTCCGCTATGCGGTGGAGTCAGGTCAGCGACACGGAGTGTGGGCTGGAACATTGCCCCACGAAAGGTGAAACCCCCTGCCATTTAGACAGGGGGCTGGAGCAACAATGAACGATAAAAGCTTACTCTTTGTGGCTGACAATGGAGGTCAACACGCTGAGCAATCCCGCACCCAAAGAAACAGATACCAGGCCAGCCCAGTCAATCGCAAATAGACCCAGTGAGCCTGAGCCTAGAAAAGCGATGGCAGCCTGAGCTACGGTCTTGATTGACCTCTCTCCGGCATAAGCCCAGAACGCATAACTAAAGAACTTCATTTTCTTCCTTTCTTGTTTTCACATCTTCGTAGGTAGCAAAGGCTGTATAGGCCGTAAGGATAATACTAATCAAGGCTACCCCTCCGATGATTAGCTCTCGTGAGACTGAGCTGTCAGATGCGAAAGTCGCAGCCCCAAACATAATCATTAGCGAGGCTAGAAAGAACGACAAGTAGATGAGCCTTCGTCTATGCTTCCAGCTTGGCATAAGCAATCTGTTCGTCAATGAAAATCTCAGGGTCAAAAACAACTCCCATAAATACTGATGTGACTCTTGGTCCTACTGTTAGGTGTAGGTGAGCACCCCTAGAAGCTGAGCCAGTGTTTCCTACCTTACCGATAGGCTGCCCCTCTTTTACCCTGTCTCCGACTTTTAGGGTTGGCTTCTCTTGTAGGTGGCAGTAGCCAATAAAAACTGTTCTGCCCTTGATGGCATCCCACGCAGACTGAACCAATACCCAGCCGAGAATCTTTGAGAATTTGACTGTCTGAATTGTGCCGTCTGCAACCGCAGGGATTTTAGTTCCCTCTTTAGGTGCGTAGTCCAAACCCCTGTGAGCGGTCAGCCTTCGGGCAGTTGTGCCAAAGCGTGAGGTGATTGTCTTTTTAGGAAATGGGTGTCTCATCGGATTAGTGCCCATAGTGCAGCAACGAAACCCGAAAGCCCAGCTCCGATGGCAACGAACGCTAGCTTCTCAATCCACTCAAAGCGAGCGATAGACTGCTCGACTTTGTTCATCCTGTTAGGGATTTCCTTTAGCCCCTTTAGCTCCGCAACCATCTGGATTTGGACGGAGTTTATCTCTAGGAGTTTCTCGTAGATTTGAGCTTGCGTGACTCTAACTGAGCCTGTTGTTTCGTCTGCCATAGTGAAAGTTTATCGCAGGGTTATCCGAGCAGAGCGGCTACTTCTTCGTCACTAAGACCAAGAGCGGCGAGCTTTGCTTTGGCCGATTCTTTGTTTGCCTGTTTCTGAGCTTCGGCAGCCTCACGCTCAGCCTGTTCTTGAGCGGCTTGAATTGCCATAGCTTCACGCTCGGCAATTTCTTCTGCGGTAAGCGGAATAATCTGCTCACGCTCGCCCTCTGGCTTGCTAAGGTCTACGATTACTTTTACTGGGGTATCTGACATAGTTTCTATCCTATCTAAGAGATGATGTAGAGGCTTGCGGTGGAGTGCTGGGCAATAGTATCTCCTCCAATGTCTAAAAGTAAGGATGTTATGGCCGCTGAGCTTGATGTGGCTTCTGCTGCTATCCACATAGCTGCATCAGCAGCATTATTCTCCGCCACGCTATTGAAAGACATACTTTTAGTAGTTGTTGAAGTGTAATTACTTATGTAAATGTCGTTATTGCTAAAAGTATTTGATGTCGAACCAGCATAATTCGCATAACCTGGAACTATAAAACTTGCATTTGTAGTTGAATTAGAACTTACTGTTGAATTAGTAGCTCGTAATCTCCGACTTGAAGATGTTGGAGTGCCGCCATTCAAGGTCATACCTGCACCCCCATAAATACTTGCACTGGCGATTGAACTTCTAAAACTCCACAAAATTAGTAAATCTTTACCTGTTTGCGGAATGTTTGTAAATTCAATCGAAGCAGCACCGCCCGAACCGACCGTTACTGTGCTTACAAGTGTCATAGCCATAATTAGCTCACTATTCCGTATAGGTAGAACGAACTCCCAGAAACAAAGTTACTTGTAGAACCAACATAAATACTCGTTACCGCCGAAGTGCTTGCCCACCTAAAAGCAGCCATACCAACGAAATCTTTCGGTATTCCATTTGTTCTGCCTAAAGCAGACTTGTGTTTGTCTGTTTGAGCATAATCAAAGACTTGAAAAAGCAATAAACTCTTACCAGTATTTCCTACTGAACCTTGATTTTGTGAAACAATAAATCTTGTGCTTGTTCCAGATGCCGATAAAACTGTTCCCGATTCTGAGTTTGCTACAACTCTTTCATAATTTGAGCCAGTATCACCATTGAATCTAATTTCAAACCCATCGTTGGCTATGTCGGATTGAACTTCAGCAACAATAATAAGGTCACGATAGCTACCGCTTATTGAAGAAAAAGTAACGCTTGCAGCACTTGTTGTTAGAACATTAGAAGCTATCAAATCATAAGTCGAAGTTGGCATAGTTTTCCTTTCTCTGCCTATTTGTAACCATACAAAGAAAAGCGGCTGCCAGTAAGAAAATTACCGGCTTCTGGGAAAATGTTTATTGAGGTTACGGCTGCAGTGTTATTCCAAAGACCTGAAAATAAACCAATAAGGTTGCCAGATGTATTTACCATTCCAGTCAAAGACCTAAAAGTAGTAGTTTTTGATGTGCTAGAAAAATCAAGAATGTCAAAAACAGTTGTGGCAAAATTATTTGCTGTCGCATTAGCAGCAGAAGTGTAAGCAAGAAAAGCATTAGCCCTATTTATAGAACTAGCTTCTCCTACGCTACTGCCACTTCCTAGCATTCTGTGATAGGCGTAATTGTTACCAGTGTCACCATTTACCTGAACAAAAGTATCGGCAATAGTTGCCGCTCTAGTGCATCGGCTAACCATTCTTATTTGTAAGTGCTTGTAAGCGGAGTAAGACCCTAGCGAACTAAAAGTCACGCTTGCAGCATCGCTACCTAAAACAGTAGTTTCAAGCAGGTCAAAAGCACCTCCACCACCTGCTGCACCTGCTCCTGCAACAGCAAGAACTCCTAAAGGAATAGGCATTATGCAGTAATCTTTCCAACTACTCGGTAAGTGTTAGCAGCAACTTTTTGAACAGTTGCGGCCGCATAGGTTTGGTCAATCTTGTAGGTCACGCTTGTTCCGGCAGTTCCAGCTCCGCCCCAATCCGTCACTCCTGAGCCTGCGGCGATGGTTACAGTGCCGCCAGCGTTACGCCAAATGTCAATGCGACCACCGACAGAAAGGACATCGGGGATTGTGACAGTTACAGCGGCAGTTCCAGAGACATAGATGGTGTCATTCTCATCCCCTGCGACAGCGGTGTAAGCAGCGGTGATTGAGTTGACGGCAGGTCCAGAAGCTGGATAAACAGTCTGCCAGGCAGACCCGTCATAAACGGTAATTGAGTTAGAGTCGGTCTGGTAAGTGACCATACCCTCGCTTACTACCGAAGTGCCCAGAGCTGAGCCTCTAGCGGCAGTGCCAGAGAAGACCATAACTGTTTGGTCTTGTAGGTAGTCTTGAACATTCGCAGCGGTTAGAACCTCACCTGCGGTAAAAACTTTGCGGCCTAATCCAGCCATTGAATCTCCTCTTAGAAGGCTAAAGCGTTGCCTGAGTCTAGCTTAC